TTGGGAACGTGATCTGCGGGTAGGTCGTCTGGCGACCGACGTTGGTAGGCCGCTCGGCCAGAGCGCCCCATGTTGCCGTGGCCAGCGCCTGACGTGCGTAGTTGGTCCAGGCAGACTCGGTGATGTCGGCCATCGTCTGCGCGTGCGTGATGACAGTCGAAGCTGTCTGCGACGAGAACAGACAGAGGTACTCGGTCGTCAGCCGTGTGTCGTTCTTCGGGAACTGACCAAGGACGACGTCGAGACCTTCGTCCGGTTGCATGTACGCATCGAAGACGAGGTCCCAGTCCGGGCCGCGCTCGTATCGGAAATGCCTATGCACTTTCGGCCTCCTTCTCCACCAAGCGCGTTAGCTCGGCCTGGGCGTCATCGCCTGTGAGCGGGTCGTTCTCGTCGAGGACGCGCTCTTGGACCTGGTCGTGCAAGTGCTGGTACGGATCCTCTTTCTGGATGAACTTGTGGACGTCGCCGGTCTTGGTTCCCTTCACGCCGCACGAGGGGCAGATCCCAGGCCCGACTGGATGGTCAGGCTCGAGACCGAGGATCGCTCGACCCTGTTCGGACATACCGCCAGTGAAGAACCCCTGGTCGGCTCGCGACCCTAGCGGACAGGCCGAGTTCTCACACTGGTAAATCGCTTCCTTGCTCATGAGATTACTCCTTCCGGTTCGGCCAATGGTCCGCCCAGCGCATATACCGGCGGCTTCTGGCAAAGCGAGCAATATCGGGGTTCGTCAGAGATGTCGAAGAAGAGGTTCTCGCAACAGGCGCACTCCTGCAGCCTGTGAATCTTTGGGTCGTAGAGGATTCCAACCAGCAGACCCAAGCTGGCGACTTCGGCCTCGGTGGTAACTTCCCTCTTCTTGCGATCGTGGGGGCAGCACACAACTGCGGTGCCTCCTAGGACTGCCCTCCCCGATGCGTACCCTGACAAACTACCTCCTTCGGGAGGCGGGGAACGTACCACCAGTGGTGGAAGTCCCCCGCCACGTCGGTTGAACTAGGACTGGCCTTCCTTCTCGGCCAGGTACTTCTGAACATCGGCCTGCGTGACACGGTCGTCCTTCCCCGTGCCCTTGACGTCCGCCAGGTCGACGCCCTTCTCCTTCGCGAGCGCGACCGCTGCGTCGCTCGGGTCTGGACCTGCGGGCGGTGGATCCTGCCCTCCGTCGCCGCCGTCGCCTGCGGTTCCCTCAGGAGTCTCCGGATCGCCAGGAGGCGTCTCGTCCTCCGACTCTTCCGGAACCGTGGCTCCCTCCTGCGTCGGACCGCCATCTTCGGTCTCTTCGCCGTCGTACTCGACGCCGCGACCCGTCAGACCTGGGTCAGCTACGCCACGGCCCATGATCTCCGCGATGCCCTCGGTCAGACCCTCAGGAGCAACGCCCCCATGGGCCATGACCGCCGCCGAATAGACGAACTCAGCCGTGGAAGGCGTCGCAGCTGCGATCTCAAGGATCTCGTCTGTCGAGATGTCCTTGAAGACCTCTGCCAGCTGCATGATGTTCATCTCTTCGAAGGCCAGCGGGTGGACTGCTGGCGGTGCGATCTCGGTTGCCTGAGCCAGGCTGGTGGTCCCCGATACCGTCGTTCCGACGTCGCCCCTCGGCTCTGCCTGGGACTCCATCGGAAGCTGCGTATCGGTGACGCCAGCCTCCATCGCCTTGACCTCCGCCTCGGAGAAGAAAGCGCCGTTCAGATCGCCCCAGCGCAGTCGCTCTTCGGGGAGGCCATAGGCCGTGTGCGGCTCGTCGCCGTGCTCTGCTGTGCTGACCTTCATCCCGTGGGTCGCATAGCGTTCGACCATGATCTCCTGCAAGGTGACCGGGTCGGTCGCCGGTACGAACCAGTGGAAAAGGCGGAACCTGACGTATCGCTCCTTTACTGCTCTCGACACGTTCCCTCCTTCCTAACCGGCCAGACCGGTGAACTTGAGGACGGCGAACTTGTTGTTGACGAACATGACCGGGCGGACCGACGACTGAATCCAGGTCTGCTCGATGCCGTCGGCATCGTCCCATGACCTGGACTGCAGTGGCTGCTCCACTCGCATCTCGCCAACCTGACCCTCTGCGACGACGTACGCCGTCCCAGCGGTAACCCGGTTGGTGACGTACAGGCTGATGCCGAAGCCCTGCAGGACACCGTTGAGAGAGTCGCCGTAGATCGAAACGAGGTTGGCGTACTCCTGCGGGTTGAGAATCCACAGCGTATAGCGGATTCCCAGTTCGTCCTGCTCGGCCAGCATCGCGGCCTTGCCGAAGTCGTTGGCGGGCCACAGCGTGTGGTTTGACTGTGACGCGCCGCCAGTGATAACGGTTGACCAGTTGCGGCCTGTGGTCGTCCGTGAGCCAGCCGTGATCGCAGCCTCGAGAACCTCGACGCCACGCTGGTTGATCTTCCGGACGATGGTGTTCGCCAGCTGCCTGACGGCATTGGTGAACTCGCTCATGTTGTTGCGATCCCGCGCCTCCCACGTGATGGGGAACTTGCCGCCCCACTTCTCGACAGGTGCGACCTTCGGCACGCGCCGCTGGAAGGTGATGATCGGGAACTCGCCACCTGCAGGAACGCGGGTGACGTCACGCTCTGCGTACAGGTCCTGGCCCTCGACCTCGTTGTATAGGACCGCGCCGCCGGTTACCCCGCCTGCGTTCGCGAACACGCGATCGACGAAGAACCGCTGCAAAGTGAGGTCCATGATCAACGGAGTGACGACCTGGGTCACGTTCTGCAGCGCGAAGTCCACGGTATACGTGGTGCCCGAAACCACGGGCGGTCCCAACGGGTGGACAACAGCACCGGGGTTCAGAGCGGCCATGACCTTGGCTCCGGCCTTGACGATTCCGTGGCGCATGGCGTCCTGGACGAAGTCCGGCGATCCCTCGACGTGCGTGAAGATCTCGCCGCTTGCCTTGATCTCTGTTCTCAGCACTAGCCTGCCTCCTTCCCCTACTCGTAGAGCATGACTTCGCAGTCGGCACCCGAGGCTGCTCCGGTCATGGCGAAACCGAGTGCAACTCCTGATGCCTTGGTCACGATCTGGCCTACTGCGTCCGCGACTTCAACCTCTGCGAACGCGGCGATGATGCCCGCCGTCTTGATCGGGACGACTCCGCCCCGCAAGACTGTGACCTTCTCGCCGATGGCCGCATCGTGGGCTGCAACGCCCAGGATTCGGCCTGCCGCTGCGGGATAGCCGATGACGTAGTTGCCGCCTTCGGCCGTCGCTGCCAGCAGTGGGCCTGACTGCCGGTTCGCGGTGACTGCTACGCACCGCTTGCCGATGACAGCGGCACCGGCATGGCAGGGTAGATCCTGCCCTGGCTTGAAGAACCGATGTGCTTCGTTCGCAGGCATCTAGACCTCCATCTGGACTAGAGGGCGCTTGTCTGACTCGGCCTCGGCCCGCGCCTGGGCGATCTCCGGGAAGTGCCCCCGGAACCCAGCCGCCATGTCCGTTGCCTCGCCATCGTCGGCCTCCTGCAGAGCGCGCTGGTTGATCGGAATGACGTTCTCCGCCAGCGTCTTGAGTTGAGCGATGGTGCCTTCCCGGTCGAGCTTCATGAGCTGCGCCCAGTGCTCTTTCCGGGCCGGTGGGAACTTGCCCTTGCCCATCGCCTCGGTGAGGATCCGATCGTCCTCGTCCGACTCCTGCCGCTCGTGAGCCTTGCGACCCAACTCGGCATCCCTCTGCAGTTGAGCGAGAGTGCCCTTGTCGATTGTCACGACAGACGATGCCGCCGTCTGCGCCTCGGCCTCGGGCTGGCCCTCACCCTCCGATGTGTCGCCGTCGCCGTCCGAGGTCTCCCCTGAATCGGCGGCGGGTGTCTCCGGCTCTGCGCCCTCTCCACCCTCGCCGGTCGGCTCGGGACCTGCGGAGAGTCGCTCGTTCGCGACCCTGAGAACCTCTTCGTCCGGGGTGTCGTCCGAGAGATTCAGGGTCTTTCGAAGCGTGGCAGCATCCACTGCTGCGCCTCCTTCCCTGTCGTTGACGTGTGCCCCGGACGCTTCCCGGGTCTTGTAGGCAGCAGCGACTCGTCCGCCGTACTCAGCGATCACGCCTTGTACGCGAGCCGATGCATCTACAAACTCGATGTTCACCGGGGATGGCTCCCCGAAAGTGATCTCCTTGCCGCTGATCTCGACCGGCAAGCGATGTAGCTGCTGATCGTCGTCCTCCACGATCAACTCCATCGGGTCGACGAGTTCAGCGCAGATGTACCACCAGTAACGAGTGTCCACAGCCCACTCGTTGTAGAAGGCTCGTTCGACGTCACTGATGTTCACCTGGCCCATCACCTTGTCCTTGATGGACCGCACTGCTGCAGCTACGCTCACCTTACCTCCCTCCATGGCCGACCTGATTTCCGCCGCGATTTCGACGTTGTCAGGAATTTCTGTCCCGTAGAGCGTTGGCAAGTCATCGATGGTCATGCACCCGGGCCAGACCACGCCCAGGAGTCCGAGATCGGTGATGACGAGTTGCCACTTCTTACCCGTGGTCGTCTCAACGTCGAAGCTCGCCTCGACGGAGCGCGACGGGTAGGCATACGGCAAGACTTCGGCCAGCCAAGCTGGAACGCCGACGTAGTCGCCCACGATGGTCTTGCCATCGTTCTCCAAACGGAGATTTTGGGCGAGGCCAACAGCTGGCATATCCCCGGACTTGTAGACCTGATTGATGTGCCCGAGCTTCAAACGCGGAGCGACGATTGCGTCGTCGTTCTGATACGCAATCACTGCGTCTCGCATCTGCTCGAAGGTGAAGGTGACGGGACCGGTCATGGCGGGATACTCGATCCCGACCTCGACCATCGGCACGTCCGGAATGTTCACGAGAGAGATATCGACGCCAGCAGCGGCCAACTGTGCGGCGATGATCTCGCTCGCGATCTGCGAGTCCGACTCGTTCGAATAGAGCGCTCGCTGGTGCGCCTCGGCTGCGTCCTTGGAGGAATGGCACCCGCCAGGAACTTGGGCGCCCTTCGATCCGTCGTCTTTGAGTTTGTAGACGCACCATTCGTCTCCGTTTTTGAAAACCTTCCAGGGCACCTAAGTAGCCCCTATTGTAGCACGTTCGTCGGGTGACTGTTTCTTTATCCACTCATTGATCCCCTCTACCCACGCCTGCACAAGGCCCGGGTCCATTGCAGCCAGAGTGTCTGGCGGAGGGAGTGGAGTGGGGTCGCCGTTTAGCTCCGGCATGCGGAACCGGTGACGCATGTACTTCTCGAGTTCGGGATCGACAGTGATGATCCCTTGCTCCACGAGCCGGACTAGGTCTTCGACCGGCAGATACTCGTCCTCGTCTTCGATGACGTAATCGAGGAGAGGACAGTATTGCTCGTCGTAGTAGTTCCAGTCGCACCAATCCTCGATCACGTGCTCGTTGGTGATGTCCACGTACCACTGCGCAATCGCCTTCTGCGCCAGCTGCGCCAGTTCGACGAACTCGTGCCCGAGGGCACGCGAGCCGGTCGTGGTCTGGCCCAGCTGAATCACCATCTGCATGAACCGGCGGGCCATGCTCTCGTCGTGGTACTTGATCGAGTTAATGACGTCCGTGCCAGAGCCAAGGCGGGCGATGTTCAGCTTGGCACCGGACGGCACCGAGCCTCCGGCTTCCTCCCCGACCTTGAACTGCTGCGCCATCTCGCTCAGCTTCTGAATGTCCTTTGGCGAAGCGCCTGGGGGTGCCTCGGCCCACGGTACTCCACCGGCCCGCTCGTGGTTGATCGCGTCCACGCGCAGCAGGCGATCCTTGATCAGCCAGTTGCGGTAGCAGTCGCGAAACATCGAGCGTCCGGTCCAGTTCGCGTTCTCCTTCTCCCACGGATAGGCGACGAGCCGATCGACCGGAATCTCCGGCGTTTCACCCCACGGGGTGTTCGGCTTGGCCCACCGCTGTTTGACGTAGACCAATCCGCCGTCCGGCGCGACGTTGATCTCCGCGATTGAGGGCTGAGGAAGGGACATCAGCTTGCGCAGCCGCCACTGCCCATCCACGATCTCGCCTACCTGCTCGTAGAAACCGAAACCGAAAATCAGGGACAGTAGACAGTGCTGCAAGTGCTGGTCATGGCTGAACCTGCCGTGTCGCCTGCCGCGTGGACGCGGTTCCTCACCGGCGATGTCCAGGCCCAAATCTTCTGCGATGCCGCTGACAGCCTCGGGGCGAGCGCCGTTCTCACGGATGACGAATTTGTAGCGACGGATCGGGCTGGTGATCGCCCAAAACAGAGCCGCCAGCTGTGAATCGGTCCGCATCTTCTCGTACGCAGCGACCGACTGAGGGAACCGCAACTCCGGTACGAACTCACGGGTGTCGACCCACGCCGACCAAGGTTGCAGCCCCCCGAGTCCCGTCGAGTAGCCGGTCTCGGCTGCTCGCCCGATTTCCTTGACTGGGGGTGAGATCACGGGGGGCATGCAGTTACGGCTTCACGTCTGCGTTGGACGGAACGATGACGTTCTTCGGCTTGATCCCGAGGAACGGTTCGAGACCGAGAGCACCGATGAGCGCGAAGATGATCGCAGAGCCGAGACCGGTCGCGAACGGCATCCAGCCGAGCCACTCGTTCTCGCCTCGGTACACGTCCACCACATAAGCGATCACCGCCACCGCGACGGCGCGAGCCAACGCCCGTACCAGCGGGCTGGACTTCCAGAAGTTGATGAGTCTGGTCATGGTCCATCCCACCAGGACAGGACCGCAACGATGAGTATCGCGATGAACTTCATCTTGCCTCCTTCACGTACATAGTCCGAGCGCTCTTGCCGTTCGGATTCCGACGTTGCCGGTGAATGGTGTCAGACCTTTCCGCCGCTGGAAGCGTACCACAGCGGCGCGGGTCGCAGGTCCGTATTGCCCATCGACGTCCAGGATCGGCCTAGCTCCGTTCCGGTTGAGAGCCTTCTGAACCTGGGTGGCGGTCCACTTGCAGACCGGCTTCGGTGTGATCCCGCCGTTGTAGGCGGCAACCACCTGAGCGGCGAACACGTCGTATGGGAAGTTGGGGGTTACGTCGTGGTGCGTGTTACCGCATTCCAGAGCGTTGTGGTCCGTCCACCCCGCTTTCTGGATATCGCAGCCGACCGGATCTACGAACCGGGAGGGGAGACCTCGTGCCCGTAGCCGGTCAGCCACGATGCTTGCCATGATGCGGTTCTTGATGATCGGCTGTGCCAGCCACCAAGCCCGCGTCTGGACTGTATTGCAACAGATGATCTCGACCGACTCGGCTGCGGAGTTGAACGCACCCTGCGTCCACGCCTTCTTATTCCAGGCGACCCACTGCTCGCAGCGACCGGACGGCTCGAGTCCCAGATGTGAGGACGCACCGAAGGACGGACGATCGAACAAGCCCCGGATCGCATCGAGGGAACCGGGCCGAGAAACGGTGTAGTGCAACACGAACGCCTTGACACGGGATCCGGTCGCCCGGTCTGAGAAGTTCCGTACGAAGTGGTTGGTGCAGCTGTAGTTCTGCGCTCCACCGACCGGCAGCGGGGCGGCAACCCCCGTGGTCTTGCCTTCGTTGATCTGCTCAGCCGCGTCCTTCGGGGCACCAGGCGGGGTCTCATCCCTGAGGTCCTCGTGGATCATCGGCCCCTCGTCCGCAGGCGTGGGGTCAGCGGCCTCCCTCTTGTCTACTGCTTCGAACTCGTTGTCTGAGTCGATCGTCACCGTGGGGGTCAACGGTGCTACTTTCTTGCCAAGCGTCACCTTGAACGTGGGGGTGATCCGCTTCTCTTGCGGAATCGCGAGGTAGATGGCAGCGCCGATGGCCAGTCCCATGACGAGTCCTGCGGCGAAGATTACTAGGTCGCCGAAGTACATCTTGGCCATCATTACATCACCTTCTTCATCAGATCGCCTGTTATGGACGGCATGGTGATGATTCGGGGTACGGAGTCTCCCATACCGGCCATAGCTCCGGTTCCCATCATCACACAGTCGGCACGGTCAGGCGATGGTAGCCCGCGCCGCCGCATATCTTCCTTCGATTCCAGGTAGATACGCCCCTTTCTGTCGATTGCCCACTTAAGAACAGTCAGCTGTCCGGCCAGGATCTCGTCGAACGGGTCAAGATCGATTTGATCGGCCTCGCCCTGTTCGCGCATCTTCCAGTACGCCTCGGCCCTGCGGTTACGGAACCGCCGGTCGTCGAATGCAGGGTCGCCTCCGTTGAACGGGATAATGTTGAGATCCATCATGTTGAGCGAGTCCACCACGCCGCCGCCGATCCCGACCACGTCGATGATGGACGGCACGTACTCGACGCCGTACGGGTAGATCGTCTGCGCGATGATGTTGGTCGTGGTCGCCGTGTCCTGCTTGTGCTTAGCGAAGATCCGGCGCACGTGGCCATCACGGTTGAGGTATCCACACGTCTCTGACGATCCGAACCGGGCGATGTCCCAGGCGTAGTGACCGAGAGAATGCGGCTTGATCGAGTTCGCCTGCATCTGCCTCAGCAGCGACGGCGGGATGAGTGTGTCGTCCGAGATCTCCGGGAACTGGGCCTCCACCTTCGACTGCCACAGCGGTGAGCCGATCCCCCACTTCTGTCGGCGCTCTTCGACCCACAGCGGCGTAACCAGCTGCTCGGCTACGTCAGAAGGAACGTACTCGCCGGTAAAGTTCGGCGTCTCCCACACCGGGATACGGATTACGTTCCATCCCGAACCATACCGGCAGATCGTTTCGAAGTAGGCCGTAGGGTCGTCCGGGTTCCCGATTGCCAACATGCGGGCATAGTCGTTGGTCATCAGGGTCTCGAGCGCGTCGAACAGTGACTTCGGCACACCCCCGGCCTCGTCGACCAAGACCAGCACAAACTTGGCGTGGATACCCTGAAACATCTCGGGGTCGTAGTCCTGGGGCTTGCGACCGGTGCCGATCAGTTCTTCGTCCGCCATCTTCTCACCCTGATACCATTTCGCGTCCAGGGTGATCCGGCCGGACATACCGGCTCTGCGGTGTCCGCGCTTGATCTCCTTCCAGAGGATCGCCTTCACCTGGTGATCCGACGGCGCGGTCGTAACGACCATCGCGCTACCTGGCGGGTGAACGTCGATCCACCAACATGCCAGCCGTGCCGCCGACCAGGACTTACCCGGGCCGTGGCAGGAAGGCACAGCCGTAAACCGGTTATCGCGTACCGACTCCATGATCTGGATCTGTTTCGACCACAGGTACGCGCCCAGTTTCTTCTTGCACCAGCCGTGCGGGTCGAGCGCGTAAGGGTCAGGCTCCGGGTATACCTTCTCCCAGGCCCGCCGCTGTACGCCGCTCGGAAGGCTCATGCGCTGATCCCGGCGCTCAGCCGCCGAGAGCGCGAGGCACCATCCCCAGCTGGTGCCTCCACAGTGGCAGAGATCAGCGCATGACTTACGGGCATCAATCGCCGCCGCCTAGTGCAGGCTGACAGCCACCCTGATCTTCGATCTGCAGCCAGCCGAACCAGGCAGTAATGCCCTTTTGTGAATTGACCAGCATCGTTTTCGTGTCTGAAAATTGGGTTCCACCCCCGGTGGGACAACTCCGCCTTGCATACACATGCATGTAGAAGTTTTGATCCAGGGGGGCACTCAGGATGCCAACCACGTTCCGGAAGACGTCCCCGCAGGTTGAGCCTGCCGGGTACCACCAACCGCAGAAATACTCGGTGTATGGTGAGTAGTTGACGCTCTGTGTGTTCAGTACGCCGCTGCCTGCTTGTGAGACCAGCTGGCACGGCGGGTTCGTCGACGGGGTACAGTTAGCCCCGCCCGGTAGCTTGATCAAGGCCGAGTTGGCCCATGGGGAGGCGGAAGGGGCAGCGACCAGCGCCGCCAGCAGCGCTACAAGTAGCAGAAGCTTCCTCATCGGGGCATCCTCGCCTCATGGAACCTCGGCGGGTTCGGAGGCTCGGCGGGGATCGAGGTCTCGAACTCTTCGACCAGCGCCTCCGACCGGTACTCCCTCGTCGAGTCGTGCCGTTCGATCATCCAGGGCTTGCCCGTCGACGGGTTGATGATCGTCACCAGCTTCCCCTGTCTAAGTGGATGGTCTACGCTCATTGGCTTTCTTGTCCCTCCTTCTGATATAGGACAGTCTACTCCGCAGTCTCGCCCAGGCCCAAGGCTCTACCTCTGAATACAGCGGCCCGTCAAGGTG